ACATATGCCCATGGTCAACGCCATATGCCAGTGTTCACTGCACATCTCAAGGATGAGGCAACCAAATTTGCCAAAATCGAAGATGAGAAGACGCGAGTCTTTGCAGGAGCACCAGCCGATTGGTGTTTTGTTAATCGGAAATACCTCCTAACATTTGTTCGCCAGGTGCAATTGAATAAATATTTATTCGAATCTGCACCAGGCACCAATGCGACATCTGCTGAGTGGGATGAAATTTATCATTATCTCACACAATTTGGTGTTAATCGTATTGTTGCAGGAGATTATTCCAAGTTTGACAAGCGAATGAGTGCTCAGATGATTTTAGCTGCTTTTCGAATTATCGATATGATATTAGAGGCTGCTGGTTGGTCAGATGAGGATAGACTAATTGTACAGTGTATAGGAGAAGATACTTGCTTCCCACTCACTGATTTCAATGGTGATGCTGTGGAATTCTGGGGATCAAATCCTTCAGGACATCCACTAACTGTCATTGTGAATGGTCTAGTCAATTCGCTTTATGTGCGTTACGCATGGAAAATGCAGGGCAACGACCTCAGTGCTTTCAAAGCCAATGTGTCTCTTTTGACATATGGTGATGATAATGCTATGGGTGTACACGAACGTGTCAACAATTTCGACCACACTATCATCCAGAAGCGTCTGGAGGAAATTGGTGTTGTGTATACCATGGCAGATAAAGAATCTGAATCAGTGCCCTTTATTTCCATTTCTGATATGACATTTCTCAAGCGAGGCTGGCGATATGAATCCGAAGTTGGGTCACATGTGGCCCAAATTGAACATGATTCTATCGCCAAAATGCTTACTAAATGTCTGCCGAGTGCGTCCGTAAATCGAGAAGCTCATGCTATCCAAATTATGAGTACGGCTCTTATGGAGTACTTTTTCTATGGAAGACAAGTATTCAATGAGAAGCGTGCTATGTTTTTGGAAATCATCAATGAACTAGATCTTGGTGCGTATTACACCACTGATTTTAAAACTTTTGATGATCTCAAAGCTGAGTATCTAAATGCATCTATGGATTTTTATCCAGAAGGTGTGTGTCCCAAGTGTGTTGCTAATCATTAAGCAACACATTGGGCCCAAGCTATAGGGTCCGTTAAACCAAAATGTAGCCGTAATCTACTAGTTACCTATCCACAACTTAAGCTTGTGTAAAGTTAGGAGAAGGGAGTAGAGCGACACCTACGCGGGCGTTCCCCGAAATCTCTATTTAGAGATGTGTTCGTTGGTGCACTAACAAGCATCCACCCTGGGCAATGAGCAATAAACCCAGGAAAGTGTAATATCTGCTCGGACAAAATATCTGTAAAATGTGCTATAATGTTGATGAGGATGTGTTAATTACCTCACAATATTGCCGACAAGAATTAACCTCCGATCCTTGGCAAAGATCGGATGCTATCATGCCATCGTCTCAACAGATTCAATCTGAAGAGACAACCGATACAGAATCAACGGAAGCAGTAAATGTTGCTCAGCAACAGATAGTCTTCCGTGACGCGTCATTGTCACAACGTTTAACGATGGGTTCTATCAATGATAGTTTCACCCATGACCATGATGATACAGCGAGTTTGGGAGAGTTTTTATCTCGCCCAGTCAAGATTAGTACTTTTAATTGGGATGTTAATAATACATCCTGGACTACTAGTGCTATTAATCCTTGGACCCTGTATTTTAATCATGTGTCTATTAAACGTAAGATCCAGAATTTTGCTCGATTAAATTGCAAACTTAATATAAAGTTTGTAATTAATGCTAGTCCATTTTATTATGGTAGTTTACGAGCATGTTACCAACCTTTGGCAGATGAGCGTTCTTCACAACAACAGGACAATGATAAAGTTTGTTTATCACAAATGCCTGGTGTCTATCTGGAACCTCAAAATATGACAACTGCTGAAATGGAATTACCATGGGTTTGGCAAGCTAATTACATCGATACTAAATCGCTTAGTTCATTTGATTATCTTGGTAAAATCACCTATGTTCAATTTCAGAAGTTATTGTCTGCAAATGGTGTTTCTACAGGATCAATTACAATTAATGTGTTCGCTTGGGCCTCTGACGTTACGTTAATGGGGCCTACTGATGGACCTGTGATTCAATCTGATGAGTATTCAACTGAAGGTTCAGTTTCAGGACCAGCAACTGCTATAGCAAATGTTGCTGAGAAACTATCTGATGTACCTATGATAGGTGAATATGCTTCAGCCACTGCCATTGGTGCTAGGGCAATTTCAGGTATAGCCAAACTTTTTGGCTATTCCAATCCCCCAGTCATTGATGATGTGAAACCGATGCACAATAAGTCTTTCCATGCTTTTGCAAATGTGGAGACTCGAATGCCAATTGACAAATTGGCTTTGGACCCCAAGAATGAAGTAACAATTTCCAGCACTGCTGCTGGTATTGATGAGCCAGATCCTCTAGCTTATCAAAATTTGTTGACTCGGGAATCCTTTGTGCAAGGGACACTGTATAGTGGCACACAAGCTGCTGAAACCTTGTTATGGTCGACAATGGTGAGTCCTCATCAAGAGATTGATCAATCAGGAGGGGGTGGTGCGTATAAAACGTTCACCCCTGTAGGATACTTTGGACATTTATTCAGACTCTGGCGTGGTACAATGATTTATAAATTTAGATTTATTAAATCAAAATATCACAAAGGACGTGTGACCATCACATGGGATCCTAATCATGATATCACAGCTAATGTTGATTCTGATGCAACCTGTTTCACGCGTATTGTGGACATAGAGAATGAAGATGAAGTGGAGATATCCATTCCATATCGTGGTATCACACCATATTTGGAAGTAGAAAATACTCCTAATGCTCAATTCTCGAACGGTCCAACTCCATCTTTAACATTCAACCGTATGGTACACAATGGATGTTTAACAATGCGAGTACAAAACGTTTTGACAGGCCCTGCAGCAACACCAGAAATTGCAATCCTTGTATATGCCCGTGCTGGTGAGGATTTTCAGTATGCAGTACCTCGTGAGATCCGAAGTGGTTTTTCCACACGTGATCCCACAGGTGTGATCCAATCAGAGGAAGAAAGTATTACCCAAAATACTGGGGAACCTGATTCTAATCTAGCTATGATCACTACGGGTGAGGTGATGACTTCACTTCGCCCCTTACTACATCGAACTTCCTTGTCGCACCAACAATATATGATGAGTGAACAATTCACTGGATTACAACATGTCATCTGTTCCATGGGACTTTATCGGTACCCACTTGGTACAGGCAGATCTAGTAAAGGATATTTCTGGACCAATGACACTCCCAAAGTACGATACAATTATGTCGCAAATCACCCAATTGATTTTGTTGCAAATTGTTTCATGGGAATCCGTGGATCAACAACTATTGCAGTCTCGCCAGCTGGTTCAAGTACTGTTGTGCCGCATCTTAACTTAGATGCCTCACGATTATTTTCCACGCCGAATTTTAATGCATTTTCTGTTGCTAATAATGTAGTTTCTACATTTAATGGTAATGCTGATTATGGTTCGGCTCCTCGGAATAGTATTACCAGTCAGGCTTCGGTTCTTCGTGTAACCAGTGGACTAACAGGTATGTCTTTGACAAACACCGATACCCAAGCTGGTTTACTAGTGAACCTTCCTCAATTGACAAAATTGAGATTTATGCCCGCATTCTTCACTAAAAGAACATTTGATTTTTCTTCAGGTGTTGATTTCTATGATGAAGCAATAGTTCGGGCTTCGTTTGTGTCAAACGCAGCTGATGGAGCAAACTTTTTGCCACCTATGGTGCGAGTTTACTACGCCGCTGGAGTTGATTTTCAGCCGATTATGTTCATTTGTACACCACGTGTATGGAACATTAGTCTACCGCAAGCCGCAAACACCTACCCCTAGGTATAAATGGGGGGTCGAGAGACTATAAATCAAGACGGACGTGTCTGATGCGCACCGTGCTTACCTTAAACAAAGCTGTACCCTGCGGGGGAAGCTATACACCTCAGAATGAATCCTTGGGAATCTGTATAGCATAGGTTTTTAAATCAGCCTGGTAAGAATTTAAAACATTCAGGACCACTTATAGAAGTTATGTACTACTTTATCAGTAGTTATGTATCGGGAATTTTCCCTCATGATCGTGGTCCAGCCACGAGAGTGAGGTTTTT